GAGGACTTCCCGATCTATGTCGAAACCGCGGCGATCGAGGAACGCGACGGCGTCTTGGCGCTGATCCCGTTTTCCGAGCGCGGCACCGCTGGTTTGCAGCGCACCACCGAGCTGCGCAAGATGCGCAACTTTCATGTGCCGCGGTTGCGCCACGAGGATTCGATCACCGCCCGCGAGGTCGCCAATATCCGTGAATTCGGCACCGAGTCGGTGTTGATGCAGGTAATGACCGAAATGGCGCGCCGGCTCGCCGGTCCGACCGGGTTGCTGCGCAACCTCGAATACACCTGGGAATATCACCGGCTCGCGGCAATCCAGGGCTACCTGCTCGACAGCAACGGGGCGATCCTCTACAACTGGTTCGACGAATTCGACGTCACCCCGCCCGCCGAGATCGGTTTCGACCTCGCCGCCAATACCGAGGGCAGCCTGCGCCCGCTGATCAACCAGGTGGTGCGCGGGATGGCGCGCGCCGCCAAGGCCGCCTTTGTCCAATCGACCGAGATTTACGCGGCCTGCGGCGACGAGTTTTGGGATCAGTTCTCAAATCACCAGGACGTGACCCGCACCTATTACAATTGGATGGCGGCGCAGGAATTGCGCACCGGAGCGGCGTTTGCGACGACGGTATTCGAGCCGCAGCAATTGAGCTTTCAGGCGCTCTATTTCAGCGGCATCTACTGGTTCAACTACCGCGGTTCCGACGACGGCAGCGAAATCTCAATCCAAAGTGATAAGGTCAAATTCTTCCCGCGCGGCGCCCCCGGCGTGTTTCGCCGCATCCTCGCCCCCGGCGAGGCGATCGATTGGGTCAACCAGTTGGGCCGGCCGTTTTATGTCCGGGTGATCCCCGATATCGAGCGCAACGAATACGTCAAGCCCGAGGTGTCGAGCTACCCGCTGCACATCTGCACGCGGCCCGCGGTGCTGTGGAGCGGCCGCGCCGCGGCATGAGCGCTATGCGGGTTCGGGCGGCGGGCTCGGCCCGGCCCGCGATGCACCTCAAGGTACAATGGGGTACATCCGCGCACCCTGCAAATCCGCCGGGAAAATTGCGCGAACTGTTGCAATTCGCGGTGTCGATACGTGAGCGCAGCGACCGGCGCTCGGCCGGCTTCATCGGCGCGTGTTCCTGAAAATGGCGTTGTGGGATATCGACGCGCTGATCCTCGCCCCTTGTGTGACCGCCTTTGGCGAGGTGGCGCAAGGCTTCGAGCTGGCGACCTACACCCCGGTCGAGGGCGAGGCGTTTCAAATCGACGGGATATTCGACCGCGCTTATCGCGAAATCGATCCGCTGACGATGCTGCCGATCACCTCGGCGATGCCGGTGATCGGGGTCCGCGTGTCGCAATTCCCGGCCGGCGTCGAGCCGAGCCAGGGCGATCTGATCACGATCCGCGGCGTCTTCTATGTCGTGCGCGAGGTGCGCGCCGATGGCCACGGCGCCGCGAAATTGATGCTCAACACGATCGACCCCTTTCTGGCTGAATGAGTGCCGCGATATGAGCGGGCTGCCGCCGGGGCTCGGGTTTCGCACGCTGTTTCGCGCGGCGGCGGCGGCCAAGATCGCCGGGACGGGGATCGTTCCGCCCGAGGCGGTGCACATCGAATACGATTGGCCGATCCCCGACGCCAAATTGCCGGCGGTCAGCGTCGCCACCCCGCGCTGGCACAATGGCGACCGCAGCGAGGGGGCGGGCGGTCCGCAATACTGGTCGACGATCACCTTGCAGGTCGAGTACCGCCACCAGGCGAACCGCCGCAAAGACGTGGTGTTGGCGATCGACACTGCCACCCAGGCGATCGAAACCGTGCTGCAAAGCTTTATCGTCTATCGCCCGAAAAACTCACCCTTTCGCCGGATCGTCGCGAGCGACGGCGAGATGGCACTCAATTCGGATGGCGAAAAACACGAGGGCGGCGCTGCGCTGACTTTTGTCTTCGAGTATTCGACCGACTACCTGCCGGTGTTGTCGGATTACCTCTACGAGGTCGTCGTGGCGGCGGTCAGGGAATGGGCGGTCGGCGACAGCCGGGTGGACCAGGCGCTGACCGAGATCCTCGCCGGCGCCGATATCCGCATCCCGCAATAGCACACTAACGCTCAACCAAACGGAGGGAGCGATGCCGGCGAATTTTGCTTGGGTCCGGGCCAAGGAAGGCCGCCGCCCGATCGATCCGGTGCGCCGCGACCGGCTCGCGCGCGGCGAGTGGCGCAAGGTGGAAAACTCGCCCTATTGGCAGCGCATGGCCAAGGACGGCGATGTCGAATTGCGGCAGACCGATCCGGCAACGGAACCGGCGGCCGCCACGGAACCGGCCGATGGAACGGGGGCATCTCCGCCGGCAGGTGCCGCGGCAGCCGCGGGTGCGGGGGAAGCGCCGGGTGCTGCGGCATCCGGCGCACCCTCGGCCGAGGATAGCACCAGCCGCCGCCGGCACTGAGGGAGAGGGGCATGGCGATCAGCTTTCGCTATGTGCCGAGCAACCTGCGGGTGCCCGGCACCTATTTCGAGGTCGATCCCTCGAAAGCCAACACCAGCCCGCAAAACACGCTGGGGCTCCTCGTCGGACAGATGACCGCCGAGGGGAGCTGCTGCACCTCTGCCGCGACCTCGGCCGCGAGTGCCGCGGATAGCGACACGCTGACCTTTGGCGCGGTGTTGTCGAGCGTGGTGCCGGGCCAGGTGGCGATCGACCGCACGACGCCGGCGGCCCTCCCGCCGGGGGTGACGGTGCTGAGCGTCGCGACGGTCGCGGCCCCGCCCTCGACGACGGTCACCTTGTCCGGGCCCGTTGCCAACCCGGTCGCCTCGGGCGACGCAGTCGAATTTTACGATCTGCGCCCGCAATGGCTGACGAGCCAGACCAACGCCAAGGCGCTCTTCGGCTCGGGCTCGCAGCTCGCTCGCATGGACGCGGTGCGCCGCTTGAACGATCCCTTTGGCGAATGGTGGGTCCTGCCGCTCGCCGACGATCCCGAGGCGGTCGCAGCCGCAGGCGCCATCACCTTCTCCGGCACGATCAGCCAGGCCGGCACCGTTGCCCTCTATGTCGCCGGGGTGCCATGCCCGGCGATTGTCAGCGCCGCGATGACCGCGGCTCAGGTGGCAAGTGCCGTCGCCGCGGTCGTGACCGCCAACCGCAACTTGCCGGTGACGGCCGCGGCCGCCGCCGATGCGGTCACCTTCACCGCGAAGAACAAGGGACTCTGCGGCAACGATATCGATATCCGGGTCAATTACTACGGTCCCTCGGCCGGCGAGTTCACCCCGCCGGGGCTCGCCTATCAGATCACCCACATGACGGGCGGCGCCACCAACCCCTCGGTCGGGCTCAGCGCCGGGCTCGCGAGCCTGCCGCCGTCGCGCTGGGGGGCGGTCGCCTCCGCCTACGGCACCGATCCGCCCTGTCTCGACGCCTTGCAGACCTTTATGAACGATATTTCGGGCGAATGGGCCTGGTCGGCGATGCGCTATGGCGCAGTCTTCGCGGCGCAGTCGAATACCCTCGCGATGCTGCAAACCAATGGTGCGCTGCGCAACGATCAGCACATGTCGATCATGGGGGTCTACAACATGCCCTCGCCGCCCGAGGAATTGGCGGCGGCGTTGGGCGGTGCGGTGCAGGAGGCGATCCGTGCTGATCCCGGCACCAGCCTCAACGGCATCAATCTGCTCGGGATATTGCCGCCGGCCTTGATCGACCGGTTTCACCCGAGCGACCAAAACACGCTGCTGTGGTCGGGGATTTCCACCTACGTCGTCGATCAGGGCGGCACGATGCATGTGCAAAAGCTGATCACGACCTATCAGGTCAACGAATTCGGCGATCCCGACGACAGCTATCTCTATGTCGAGACGCTCTACCGCATCGCCTATGCGCTCTCCGACATGAAGACCGATCTCGACACGACCTTTGCCGGGGCGCGGCTCGCCGATGACGGGACGCGCTACGGGGTCGGGATCAACGTCGCCACCCCTTCGATCGTCAAGGCGCACATCTCGGCGCGCTACGACCTCTTGATCACGATGGGGATCGTGCAGGACGCCGTGGCGTTCCGCGCCGGGCTCGATGTCGAACGCGATGCGGTCAACCGCAACCGGCTCAACGTGCTGTGGCCGGGGATCATGGTCGACGACCTCGATATCATCGCCGGAGTGGCGCAATTCACGACGTGAGCCGGAACGGCCTGGCCATCGCAACCGGGGCGAGGGGGTGAGACATGGCGCAGTTGATCGCTGATTCGAGCGCGGTCGGCGGGATCGCCTTTGTGACTGCCAACGGTGTGTCCTATCGGCTGGTCGGCAACGCCAGCTATTCGCCCGCCGAAATCGAGCGCGAGCCGGCACTCGGCATGGACGGGGTGCACGGCTACATCGAAAAGCCGCGGATCAGCTCGATCAAGGGGCGGTTTCGCGACGACGGCAACCTGACGGTCGGCGATTTTCAGAACATGGCCGGGATCACGGTCGTGCTCGAGCTGGTGACCGGCAAGGTGGTCTCGGGCTCGAATATGTGGACCGCCGCTGCGGCTGAGGTCGATGCCGCCGAGGGTACGTTTGACGTCGAATGGCAATGCGGCGGCGGGTTGACCGAGGAATTGGCCGGGGTGTGAGCCGATGCAAAGCGAAACCCCCGGAAATGGTGCCGCGGAGTGGTCGGCCGCGCCGGAAATCGACGAAAACCTGGCAAAATGGCTCGGGATCGAGCGCGATGCCGCGACCTTCACGGTGAAATTGGCCAAACCTTATGAGTTGGCCGGGCAAATCTACCGCGAGTTGACCTTGAGCGAGCCGAGCTTGGGCCAGGTCGAGGAAGCCGCCAAAAAAACCGGGTTGGCGCAAGACGTGGCGCTGATCTCGGCCGTGGCCGGGGTCCCCGAGCGGGTGGTGCGCGCGCTGCCGCATTCGGAATACCGCCGCGCCATCGCGTTTCTGAATGTTTTTCTGCTGGCCGGGCCTCAGCCGGCGCTGTTGCCCGGCTGATCGCCGAGCTGGCCGCCTGGCGCGGCTGGCCGCCTTGGGAAATCAAAGCGAACCTGACCCTAAGCGAGCTTATCTGGTGGGTCGATTACGCCCGCCGCTCGGGGGCACCCTGGGTCCGCGCGATCCTCTATCAGCAAAAGCGCAAAGAGTGAGTGAGAGCGCCGCCGATGGCGGTCGTTGACGACAAGCTAGCCGTCCAGATCACCGCCGGGGTCGTCGTCGACCAGGGCTCGATCACCCGCGCCCAGGCGCAACTGCGCCAGGGCCTCGCCCCCGCGCGTGTTGGCGGGGCAGCGGGCTTCGCGTTCCGGCCGGCAACCGAGGGGCTGGGGCGGGTGCGCCAGGTGCTCGACCGGAGCGCGAAGCCCGCCGGGCAGCTTGCACGCTTTCTCGACCGCATCCGCACGCGGGCGACCGAAACCTGGCATTTGGGCGGGCTCGGCCGCGCCGCCGAGCGCTTGGGCGACATCACGACCCAGGCCAAGAGTGCGGGCGAGCAGCTCGGCAAGCTCGGCGGTCTGGTCGGGTTGGGCGGGCTCGGAGCGCTCGGCGCCGGGCTCGCCGGTGGTGCTCTCGGCGCGATGATGACCGGGTTTGCCGGCCGCGGGGCCGAGCTGCAGCGAACCTCGGCCGCGACCGGGATAAGCCCGCGCGATTTACAGATGTGGCGTCAGGCGGCGACCCGCGCCGGGCTCGCTCCCGAGGCCGCGACCGGCGCGCTCACCGGGTTGACTGGGCTGCAATACGCGGCGCGCCAAGGGCTTGCCGAGGCGGCGCCGGCGATCAGCGCTGCCAAGCAATTGAATATTCCGCTCGAAATGCTACGCGGCGGCGACCCGACAAAATTCTTGGAGTTGATCGCGCAAAAGATGGTGGGCCAGGCGCCGCAGGTCAAACAGCGGATCGCCGAGGCGTTCCGCGTGCAGGATTTATTCGGTCTTTTAGAGCAAGGGCCGGAAGCGGTGCGGCGGTATTTGGAAGAAAGCAGCAAGATCATCGCGGTGCAAGACGCCGACATAAAAAAGGCGCAAGAATTGCAAAATGCGCTGGCCGGCGCCGGCGCCGCAACCGACAAATTCGCGACGACGATCGAATCGCATCTGTCGCCGGCGCTAACTCCGATGCTGCAAAAATATTCATTGTGGCTTGGCGAGCTCGCCAAGAGCCCGGCGGCGATGGATGCGGTGAGCATCGGGGCCGGGACGCTCGCGACGGTCTTCGGGGTGACGTTGGTCAGCGCGATATCGCTGGCAATTGTTCGTCTCAACGCGTTTTGGGCGTTGCCGGCGATCAAGGGGCTGTGGGCCTTGCGCGGTGTGCTCGGCACCCTTGGCGCTGCGGTGGCGCTCGGCGTGCCGCTCGGCGAAAAGGCCGACGAGCTGTGGCGCCGCACGCACCCGGCCGATCCCAACGCAAAGCCGCCGGCAGGCTGGCTCAAACAGTTGGACGATTGGGCGAAAGCGGGTCTCGGGTTTTTCGGCATTCACCCGACCGGAGAAGGGGCCGCGGGGGCGGCGCGGCCGGGGGCCCCGCCGAGCGTGCCGAAATTGCCGCCCGCGGTCGGCAAGGAACGCATGCAGCAGGGCATGAACTATTTTGTCGGCCGGGGATATACGCCCGCCCAGGCGGCCGGGATCATGGCCAATCTCGATGCCGAATCGGGGTTGCGCGAGCATGTCCGAGGGGATAACGGCGCCGCGATCGGGCTCGGCCAATGGCACGGCGACCGTCAGGCGCTGTTCCGACAGCTTTACGGCCATCCGCTCGAGCAATCGAGCTATGCCGAACAGCTCGCTTTTGTCGATTGGGAGCTTAAAAACTCTGAGTCAAAAGCCGGTGGGGCGTTACGCCTGGCCAGTGGAGCGCGCTCGGCCGGGGCGCTGGTGTCGGCCGATTACGAGCGGCCCGCCGACCAGGCCGGCGAGATGGAACGCCGCGGCGCGCGCGCCGAAGCGATCCTGTCGGAATACCGGCCAGGGCCCGCGGTCCCGACCGAGCCGGCGGGCGGGGCCGTACTCCCGACGGCGGTAGCGTCGTCCGCGCCGTCAGCCGAGACAGCCCCCTCCGATTTGGTTTCCGGCATGTACCCGACCGCCGCTCCGGCAGCGGCCGCGCCGGCGATGGCGAGCGGAATGACGACTCCGGTCGAGCCGGTCAATCTCGACACCAGCCACACCGTCGAGGTGCGGTTTTTGAATGCGCCGGGCGGGACCCGCTTCAACATGAGCGGGCGCGGTCCGGCCGATCTGCAATTGCGCACGCAATATGCGATGCAGGGTCCGTAAGTGAAAACCGCCTTTCAGCAAACCTTGTTGCAGGGCAGCTGGCGCGGTGTGCCGTTTTTTACCGAGGAAAACGACGGCGAAATCGGCCGCCGCGGCATGGTGCACGAATATTGGGGGCGCGATACCCCCTATGCCGAGGATGGCGGCAAGCGAGCGCGGCGGATTTATTTCCGCTGCTTTGTGCTGGGCGACGATTGCGCCGATCAGCGCGACCGCCTGCTCGGCGCTTTGGAGCAGCAAGGGCCCGGGATGCTGGTGCATCCCTCAATGGGCTCGGCGATGATGCAGCCCGATCCGATCCGGCCGTGCCGCTTTCATGAAACCTGGGCAGAGAACCGGCGGATCAATTTCGAGCTGGCGTTTGTCGAAGCCGGCGAACTGAACTTCCCGGTTGCCGGCGAGGACACGCAAGCCGCCTCGGCCGCCGCCGGCGGCGAACTGCACACCGCCTCGGGCGGTGACTTTACGAGTGCCGCCGAGAGCGCCGACAACAACCAGACAGTGACGGCGCAAGACGGCACGATTTTCGATATCGGCGGGCGGCCGGGCCAGGCGCTCCTGCAGAGCAACGCGCAAGCCTCGGCCGGGCTGGGCGCCGGGCTCGCGGGTCTGCAATAGATGCCGGCCGCCGCCAGCCTCGAACAATCGGTCGGGCTCGCGATCGACCAATTTGCGAAATGGTGCGCGCAAGCGGCAGCCGATGCGACCGCACTGACCAATGTCGTCTACGGTCTCGCGGACGGCAACGATTACGGCCGCTATTTCTACGGGCAGGACCCGCTGGTGACCTATCGCGCGGCGGCGGCGAGCCTCGATGCGCTGATCGCACAGGGGAGCGTGCAGCAGGCCGCGGTCATGGCGGCGATCGTCGCGGCAATTGCGGCGGCGAGCGATATCGCGGGGTTTGCCGCCGCGGTCCCCGAGCTGACCGAGGCGGTGCGCCAGGCTTGCGCCAATCCCGCCGATGCGGTGCGCCTCTTGACCGCATTTTGCGGTTTCACCGCGACGGTCGGCTCGACGGCCTTGCCCGAGGATGATGGGCTCGGGATGCAGCTCTATTTTCTGACGGCGCGCGCGGTGCTGCGCATCCGCACCGCTGCGGCGGGCAGCCTGGTGATCGCGAGCGCCGACTACCAGCCGACCTCGCAAGGCGATGCTGCCGCCCTCTCGCAACAGATTTCCGACACGCTCGACAACCTCGAGCTCGTCACCGCCGATCTCTTCGACGATCCGACAAGCCACGCGATCGAGGCCGACCGGGTTGCGGTCGTCGAGGACATGACCGCGCGTGGCGGTGCGTTGCCGCCGCTCGAGATCCGTGAGGTGGGCCGCGCGATGCCGGCAAAGGTGCTGGCCTACCGATTTTACCAGGATGCCGGCCGCGCCGGCGACCTGGTGGCGCGCAACGACCCGCCCAACCCGGCCTTTATGCCGCTCAGCCTCGAAACCTTGGCCTATTAGACCATGCGCCGGACGCGGACGGATACGCGGCCGAAGCTGGCGATCCTGATCGATGTCGCCGGCGACGATCGTCCGCGGCTCGACCTGGCGCAGTTTCTCGCGACCGCGGCCGAGGTGTTTGCGATCGAAATCCATTGCCCGCAATCGGACGACCTCGCCGGCCGAGCGCAGTTGCGCGCCTTTCTCGGGCGCCAATTGCTCGCCTGTTTCCGCGCCGCGAACCCGACCGGCGCCGAGCGTCGGGCGAGCGAGGTATTGCGCCGGATAGCGCTGCCCTATGGCACCGGCGAGCACGCCGTTTTTCACTTGGCGCCGCTCGCTGCCGAGCCGGTCGAGGCCGCGGCATGAGCCTCGGTTTCCGCTCGCGGCGCCCGCCGCAGTGGCGCCGGCCGCAACCCGACGAATTGGCGCCCGGCCTGGCACTCGCCGGCCCCTATCGGTTCGTGCTGCGCCGGGTGGGTCGTAAATCGCCGCAGAAGCCCGCTGAACGGCCGGAATTGGTTAACGGCCGAAACCCCGGCAAACCCGAAGACGGGCATTCCTGAGCCAGCGCCGTGGCCGCCGCGCCGCTTTCAGCGAGCTTCAGACTTGCCCCTGGCAGGGAACAGGGGCCGGAAGCCGACGAATTGACGATCCTGACCGGCGGGCAGCGGCTCGCCGGCTGGACCGCGGTCCGGGTCGACCGCGGCGTCGAGATGCTGCCCTCGGGGTTTGCCGTCGAGCTGACCGAGCGCTATCCGGGCGAGGCGTCGCGCGCGGTCGCGACCCCGGGGGCGACCTGCGAGGTGTTTCTCGGGGCTGACAAAATCCTGACCGGCTTTATCGATCTCTATTGGCCGCACCAGGACGCGCAAAGCCATATCGTGACGATCCAGGGGCGCTCGGTCACCGAGGATTTGGTGGATTGTAGCCTGGTCGGACCGCCGCTCGCGCCGCCGTGGGTCGTGCAGACCGCGACCTTT